CCAAGTTCGAGAAATCGGGTAACATAGCAGACTACCAAAATTACATAAAACTAAAGCGAGCAATCGCATAAATTTAAAACAAAAATAGGAGGATATATAAAATGGCTAAGAGTACTACGTACAATACAAGCGGAAATCGTGAAGATCTCACGTCGATAATTTCAACACTAGAACCCGAATCTACCCCTTTCGTTTCATTGATGAAAAAGGGAAAAGCAACCGGGACATTCTTTGAAATGCAAGTTGACCGCCTCAACTCGCCCGATTTTTCTGGAATCGAAGAAGGAGAAGATGTTACCGCATTTAAGAATCAATCTGCTGACCGCGCTCGCATCGGGAATTATATACAAAAGTTCCGTGATACATTCATGGTGTCGGATCTGCAAGAGATGGTGGATACTGCTGGTGTCGCATCTGAATTTGCAAACGCTGAGTCTAAAGCCGTACGCAACGTAAAACGCAGTATCGAATCTGCATTTTGTTCTTCACAAGATCGTCAAGCAGACGCTGGAGCAGGCGCACCTTACAAAACACGAGGCATGTTAAAGTGGCTTGGAGTGGGTGGACAACCTTCCGACGTTCCTACATTCGCACAGAATGTTGCTAATGACACCACAGGCACACAGACCGAAGCTACTTTCAATAGCGTTCTCCAAGAACTCTACGAAGCAAACGGAATGCCCGGTGGACAGTTGACCTTACTTGCAGGCCCAAGTCTCAAGAAGGAGATCAGTAACTTCGCACGTCAAACTGCAAGTGTACAGAGTACTTACACAGTTAACCAGGACGCAGAATCCAAGAAGATCACACTTTCAGTTAACATCTACGAAGGTGATTTTGGAAATGTGGCAATCGTTCCTTCTTTGTTCATCAACAGAACAAGCGGAAGTGACGCAGTAGACGCAGACGCAGGACTCTTAATTGATCCTGAGTATGTATCCATGATGTCCTTGAAAGCTGAGTCTGTAACTGAGCTTGAGAATCAAGGAGGTGGTCGCAGAGGTTTTGTAGACGTAGTTGCTGGATTGGCATGTTTGTCACCTGTTGCTCACGGTTACTTTAATTAATAACACTTAAAACAAGGAGATTTAAGATATGTCAGAATTATCAAATAATGAAGCAGGTAGAGGTTTTACACACGTATACACCGCTACTTACGAAGATCTACAAACAATCGGTAATGGTGGTCAGTTGACCATCGCTACTATTCCTGCAGGTGGTGCAGTTGAACTTGCTGGTGTATACGAAAGTGTCGCATTTGCAGGAACAACCTCGCTCGTCATTGACGTAGGAACAACTGCTGGTGACCCAGATGAGTTCATTGATGCCTTGGATGTAGACGGAATGTCTGCCCCTGTATTCAATACAGGAGATGCATTCACAGGTGGTCAGTCACAAGCAGCAGGTGGAACAAACACCGCAGCTTCAATTATCTTGGAAGTAACAGATGCAGCGATTGCATCAGCTACTGCCGGAGAAATTGTTATCGGATTACGTATCGTTGATTTAGGTCAATTTGCTTAATTGCAATTAGGATTTGGGGAGTAGTCTGCGTAGCGGGCTACTCCCTTTTCCACATCTTTTTATTATGGCAGAAATATTCATACCAAAGTGGCAACCATCTCAAGGTAATGGTTCGCAATTTATGAAGAACTTAGAGAAGCACCTTCGTTACGAAGTAGACCTGGAGAAGTACGAAGCAAAGAAGCGTGAGCTTGAGTGTGGAAAAGAGAATGGAGAAGGTGGACAAGTCGAGGGACTAGGACAATTAAAAGGTACAATACCTGCACGCGAATACTTTCGCTGGCATCAAGACAAGCAAGGATGTTGGGGCGATAAGCAATTCACCAATGAGTTCTTTCGTGACAATCCACATCTCAAAGCAAAATCATTTACCAAGAAGACCTTCGTATCTGGAGGCTTTAACGAACCAAGCTTCGCATGAGGAAGATAGCAGTAAGCACCATGTTGACCAACCTAGTAAGTATGGTTGGCGTGGATTCTTTTCTTACTGCTGAAACAACTGCTGCCGTACGCAGCTTTAATCGATTTGGCAAGTTAGCCTGGGATCGCACTGCATGGCCATTTAACTCGGTCATCTCGCAAGTTATCCCAGACCTTCGAGTACGAAGCGTACAAGTAAGTAATGGAGGAGCAAGTTATTCATCTGCACCAACAGTAGGATTTAGTGGTGGAGGAGGAAACTCAGCAGCAGCTACTGCAACTATTAATGCAGATGGAGAAGTAAATGGAATTGCAGTGACCAACAATGGCACGGCATTCACAGGAGTACCCACAGTCGCACTAACGAGTGGTGGAGGAAGTGGAGCAACTGCGACTGCAAGCATGTTATCCTACATCGATTTCGGGACAACGATAAGTGAGATATTCCGGGTAACTGAGAATGATCCTTATGGAAGTGGAAGCACACACAATTTAGCATTTAGAAATATATCAGACGCTAGTGGTAGTACAGATTACGGAGAGGCAATCCTACCAGACCGAGCAAGTAATGCACCTGTATGGGTACACTACCGGGCAGGCTTTCCAGGCTATGCAAGCGACTCATCAGTATTCCCATACATCTTTAGCGAGTATGCGACAATAGGGGCGCAGGGTGATTGGCTTTCCGCTGACGGCCAGCAAGACAAGGCAAACGTTATCTACCAACAAGCAGAAGCAATTTTACAAAGCGAGTTAGACAAACTCGAAAGACAAGAAGGACAGACTCAACCAGTTGAATTTATTACTTACGGAACAACTGCCGTTTCATCGGCATAAAAGGAACAAACATTATGGCATCAGAATATCGAGGTTTAGGACTAAATGGAGGCGAGTACATTAATGATACTGCTGCGCACGCAGGTAAATTCTTTGCAGTTCTTGCAACAGAAGACACAGTCATTGCAAGTATTACAAGTAACATAGAAAACTTGTCTGACATAACCAACGCACAGGATGGAACTACTCTATCTGCAAATACTGCGATTTATGGAAACATAAGTTCTATAACACTTACAAGTGGTGCAGTCATAGCGTACAACATTTAATGGCACTTACACTCGATCTTAATCTTAGCGTAGGACGCGCTGGCACAGGAAGTGGAACTCCACCCTTTGGGCCAAACCTTGTACTACAAACACAGTTAGGTGCATTCATGCAGACCGAGGATGGATTTTTTTTAGAATTTGAACTTTAACAAAATAAGAAAATGGCGAATAAAAAGATAACCGCATTACCTGCGTTAGGGGCAACACCTGCAACAAATGATGTATTACCCATCGTGGATGTAAGTGGAACTGCAACAACTAAAAAAGTAACAGTTGCCAACCTGGTAGCGGCCGCCCCACAAGGCGATTTACTCGCGGCTAATAATTTATCTGATGTTGCGAATGCCGGAACAAGTCGGACAAATTTAGGACTCGGTACTGCGGCAACTTCAGCAAGCACAGACTTTAGTTCCGCATTTTTTAACATAGTCACAAAAACTGCTGATTACACTTTAACTAATGCTGAGAATGGAAAAGTAATTTTCTGTAACTCAAGTAGTAGAATCGACATTACAGTGCCATCAGGTTTAACAAGTGGTTTTAATTGCCGAGTTATTCAAGGCGGTGCTGGTCGAGTAAGATTTGTGGCAAGTAGTACCACCATCAACGGATACACAAGCGGATCGGATGTACCTAATGCAGTGATTGGTCAATATGGCGTTGCAGATTTAGTGCCTACAGGCACAAATATTTATAACCTACATGGCGATATAAATTATTTATCATTATATAGTAATAGTCTATCAGGATCATTTGATGGCACGGATGACTATTTAACCACGAATCAATCCTCGTTAGCACCATCAGGTGATTGTACAATTTCCTTATGGTTTAACAGTGCTTCACTGCCTGGCAGTGGGGCGTTTGATTATATGTTTAGTTTAACGGATATTCGTTCGACTGGTCAAGATCGAGCTATAGGAATAAAGGGGACAGGAAGTGATGCACAAATAGTTGCTAACACATACGGAAGTGGTTTTAGTTCTCCATTCACAAATACTTCAATTTCTGCAAGCACATGGTATCATGTGGCTGTTGTTTTTACATCAGGATCAGCACAGGTATATTTTAATGGAGCAGATAAAGGTTCAACTAGCGTATCAACAAATACAGGTTCGTACACCCAAACAGTTATTGGAGGTATGCTATACTCATCTTCAAACCAATTTAATGGTAAGATTGATGAAGTTAGTGTTTTTCACTCCGCATTATCCTCAACCAATATAACGGCAATTTACAATAGCGGAGTACCAGCAGACATATCTTCATTAAGTCCAAAAGGATGGTGGAGAAATGGCGATGGCAATGGTGACACGGACTCAGGTGGAGGTTCTCCAGCGAATACGGATATTATTGGCACAGTTGCAAACCAAGGGTCAATCAATACAGGGTCAGGGGAAGGTAATATGACAGGAACTAACGGCCCGACTTATAGTAACTCAGTACCCTCTTAATAAATTATGAGCAGAAAATATGTAATAATAAATGCGGACGAAGTAGACTCCGTGAATTTTGACCAAGTGGATGAGACTAGTGCCGATACAATCCTTTACTCAGTCGATGGCACAAAGACATTCGTTAAGTTTGACACTGACACAACACCATCATTCTTGGATGGTAAAACACAATACACCCATTCTGAGATACTTACCATTTTAGCGACTGACGAGTGGAAAAATCCTAATTTTTAATGATTTACACCGCCATAATCTTTTTGGCGATATGCCTCACAGGCTGTTCCATGCGTTCACTGATCACCCCCGCCGCAACAGTAGGCGGTGCGGCTGTCGGGGGATTATTCGGCCCAGGCGGTGCGGCTTTGGGTGCGGGGACTGCGTATGCGGGTTCTAGGATTTACGAATTATCAGACGAAAAAAAGGAACTCGTAGAATCCATAACGCATGGAGATGTGGACAAACTTTTGAGCGCCGGCCTTGCCGAGCATAAAACAGGCTTTGAGGCATTCACATCCTACATCAAAAAGATTCTAATCGGAGCGGCAATCCTCCTTGGTGGCTACCTTGCCATTCCAATCTTCGTAGCAAAAAGAACTGCTCGTCAATGCTCGCAAACCGAAGCAATTAAACATCAAACTCGCGCACCATTTCCTGTAAAACCACCCTCCCGAAATGAGAAATCTTGAATTATTAAAAGACAAGTTCTTGGACATGTCTACTAAAGCTAAAATGATAACCATATTTGCCGGACTTGTCGTTGGCATAATCATATTGGATTGCTTGTTCTAATGATAGATCGCACTGCAATTCTTGGCATGAGTGGGACAGTTGCCACTTTTGGTCTCGCACACCTCGATGATTTATTTGGATGCATTGCGGGTGTTATCACAATCGTGTACATGGGTAGAAAACTCTACCTAGAAATCAAGAACAAGTGAATGGCACGTTATCGCACATCAGGTAGATTAGATGACCAAGTTCTTACAGACGGAGATCGTGGATTTCGTGGCATTGATTCATACAAAGAAGCAACAAGTTTAGAACCGGGCTTCGTACAGACAAGCGAGAATATGCGCTTGATTGGTGATCTTGCAGAAGTACGCAAAGGTATAGATTTCCTAGCAGGTAGTGTCACACTTACTTACAACGGATCAGATGAGCGTGTATTTGCCAGCACATTGTTCAGCGACCCAGCAACAGGCACAGAGTTTGTAGTGGTTGCAACAAAGTCAAAAGCAATCATATGGAATGATGCAAACAACTCTGGTATCAACATCGATTATCCTGGTAGTGAAGTAGTGGCAGAAGCAGATGGGGCGAGCTTTGTACAGTCACTTGAAAAGCTAATTTTATTTCGTGGCAAAAATAAAACACCACTTGAATGGGATGGAGACTTTAGTAGTCCTACTGACTTTGTAGTCAAAGCAAATGGAAGTCCAGGTGCTGGACGCATACAATGTCCAAACACAGATTATGGTGTATTCTTTCGCAATCGCTTAATCATTCCACAACCCACAGATAGTAACTATTCTATTATCATGTCTGACTTGTTAGACACCGATAATTACTACGCTGCTGACTCACAATTTAGAATCAATAAAGGAAGTGCAGATTTTCTTGTAGGCTTTTTTCCTTACCAAGAAGATCAGTTAATCGTGTTTATGCGTAATAGCATTCACATGATAAATAATATTGCCACAACTAGTGCAGCCAATACTTACGAGATTACCCGGCAGCATGGATGTGTGGCACGCAAATCAATTGCACAGTCTGGGCCACAAACATTCTTCTTATCTGATAATGGGGTCATCGTCTTGTCACCCGGTACAGACCCAGCAAAGGGACTTGGGGTAGCTATTAGTAAAGTAAGTGGCGAAACCATACCTATGACCAGACCCATACAAGATCAGTTTGATGAGGTGAACTTTGCAGCAGCAGATACTGCATGTGGTATCGTGTATGATAATAAATACTATCTTGCAGTACCCACAGGTAGTTCAATAGTACCTAACAAGATTTTCGTGTTCAACCTACTTACAAGCACCTGGACTAGTGTTGATTCCTACCCAGCAATGTCAGGCAGTCTAGCATTTCATGTAGATGATTGGGTAATTTGCTCGCATGGATCTGCACCAACAAGACGCAGATTATTCGCATGTAATGATACCGGGTTTTATCTCATGGAAGAAAACTCCATTGATGATAGTGGTCGCAAAATAGGCAGTACATCTGAGTCCGGCACAACTGCAATTGCAGGCAAGCTTGTCACACGTTCATTCACCTTTGGTGACATTAGCGTGAAGAGTTGGAAGCGTGGACAGTTGGGTGCAAACACAGTTAATGCAGATGCATTTAATATCAAGGTCAACACACTAGACCCAGACTCAAGCACAACAGTTTTGAGCCACACCGCAG